AAAACTGTAAAGCGTACAGAAGACCTAAATTCTTATTTCTACGTTGAAGATCGCAGCGGTGCAACAGTTCATACGGACATTTATGGAACTCCTGTAATCAAAAAATATACTCGCAATAAATATATGGATGTTAAGAAATACAAAAAACTCCAACTTAAAATTTGTGAATCTGACATTAGTGAAGATATTAAATACCTTCAAGAACGATACCAGGATGTTGATATTAAGACAGACATGAATAATATTCATACTGCATATATTGATATTGAAGTAGCTGGTGAAAAGGAATTTCCAGAACCAGATTTAGCATTATATCCTATAAATCTAATTACTGTTAAAAGCTCAACAACAAAAAAACTATACACCTTCGGAACATCACCAATGACTCGAAAATGTTTAGGAGTTGAAAAATATGCATACATAGAGAATGAACTTGATATGCTCACATCATTTGTTACTTGGTGGTCAAATATGAAATTTGATATTGTAACAGGATGGAACTCTACTGGTTTTGATATGAAATATATCATCAATAGAATTAAAAACCTTACAACCAATGGAATTGAAAAAAAACTATCACCACTTGGTATTGTAGAACTCGTTGAGAAAAAAACACGGAAACAAGACGGCAAGATAGAAATTAAGAACGTGTATAAAATAGCAGGTCTATCGCAACTGGATTACCTTGAACTATATAAGAAGTTCACATTTGAAACACAACCTTCATATACTTTAGATAACATTGGTATTGCTGAAGTCCAAGAAGGCAAGATCGGCCTTGAAGGAACCATCAATACAATATACAAAACAAATTGGGATAAATTTGTAGAATATAACATTCAGGATGTACTCTTAGTTGAAAAAATAGATAACAAACTAAAGTTTATTGAACTAGTAGTATCACTTTGTTACCAGACATTAATACCATTTGAAAAAGTATTTAGTTCTATATCCGTACTTGAAGGCTTTATTCTTCGTGACCTCCACAAAAGAAAAATGGTAATGCCGGATAGAAAAATAATTACCCGTGATTGGTGGTTGGAAGAAGGATATTACAAAGTAAACGGTGAACTTCAAAATGTAAAAACTGACGACAAAAAGAATAAAAATAACAAAACGTTTGAACCGTTTTATATCAAGGGTGGGTATGTATATGCAGAGCCTGGGTTTTATGAAGACTGCCTATCATTCGACGTAGAGTCTGAATACCCCAAAGAGATTGTGATCTATAATATCTCCCCTGAAACTAAAGTAATCAAACCCTCCCCTGAACGAGCCAAACATTTAATAAAATCTGAAATCAACGGGGTATACTACAAAAAAGATGTACAAGGTATATTCCCATCCATAGTTGAAAGAATTTTTGATGAGAGAAAATACTTTAAAGATCTAATGAGCGAATGTGAAAAAAAAGGTGACAAGCAAGGAGAACAGTTTAATTACTCAATGCAACTAATCAGAAAAATTATGATTAATAGTTTATACGGTGTTATGGGTTCAGAATACTTTCACTTTTACGATGTTGATAATGCTAGAGCAGTAACAAGAGGTGGTAGAGTTCTTATCAAATTTTTAGGAGCGGAGACTAATAAATATTTTAAAAATTATTGGCATAAAGTATATACTTGTTATTTTCCTGAAATTGAGAATCCACCCCAACTTAAAAATGATCTAGTATTTGTTATTGATACCGACTCTAACTATATCAATCTAAATGAAATTAAGAAGAACTACGCTCCTGACATGGACTACATGGAGTTTGCCACCATAATGGATGAAAAAGTACTAGAACCTTTCTTTGTTAAGATATTAGATATTTATCATGCAAAACGTGGAGTTAAAAACCTAATAAGATATAAACGTGAAGGAATTATAACTAAACAATTTGTACTTGCCAAGAAAAAATACATAGTGGAACTATTAGCTCACGAAGACAAAGTATATGATAAACCAACAATTAAATATAAAGGTGTTGAAGTTGTCAGAAGTGATACCCCTATGTTTAGCCGGAAAACAATCAAAGATGTTATTCAGGAATTATTTGATAATCTCGATAAAGAAATGACTATTAAAACATTGAGAAAATCTAAAAAGGCATTTAAGACAGAAGATATAGAAAATATCAGTTCAGTGTCCGGTATAAACGGATATGAAAAATATTCATTTCCACATGAATATTATATCGAGAAAGGATTAGTGTTTAAGAAATCTACCCCCATACATAATAGAGCATGTATATGTTACAATTATCTAATAAAAAAGTATGAATATCCATATATGGAAGTGGCTAATGGTAGCAAAATAAAATACGTATATATAAAAGACGAGAACATAATCAATAGTAATGTTATCGCTTACATTGGAAATTACCCAAAAGAGTTCAACCAGTTATTTAAAATAGATTACGACACTCAATTTGAAAAGACCTTCATGAATGTTATTCAGAGAATGTTTACAGTATTGGGATGGGGAAAAATAAATCTTCGTGGAAATCAATTGGGTAAATTTCTGAAAAAGAAAAAATAATAGGAGAAGATATGAGCATATATAAAAAATTAATGGGAAATAAAGACCTGCTAGATAAAATGATGGAAGATGATTACCAACCAGAATACCTCTCATCCGGTGTTATAGTTATGAACCTGTTACACAAAGGTAAAGTAGATAAGGCTGTAAAAATTGGTTGTATTGAACAAATAAGTGCAGACTCTTCATTTGGCAAATCATTTATTGCATGTAACATCCTTAAGAACGCACAAAGACATGGAATGGAATGTGTAGTGATTGATACAGAGAGAGCTTTTAACAAAGACCTTGCTGGAAGTATTGGAGTTGATCTTGACAAACTTCCAATACTACAAACCGCTAACATGCATAAAATCACTCAAGCACTCGCTCTTATGACAGAAGGTAAGACAAGAAAAGAACGAAGAAACGTCTTTGTACTTATCGACTCATGGGGAACACTCGTTGACGAAGCTACAATGGTTAAAGCAGCTGACGGTAACTCTACTCAAAACATGAGACTACCACAAGAGAAAAATAAACTCGCAAACTACATGAATGAAACCGATATGACATACTACGTTGTGAACGGTGTATACAAAAATACTGGTGGATTTGGAGACCCTTATCAAATCGGTGGTGGTGGTAGACTAAAGTTTAACAGTGAATCAATTGTACTTGCAACATCAAAAGCAAAAGAAAAAGACTCATCTGGAAAAGTTATCGGTGCTATCATAACGTGTGAATCTCACAAAGGCAGAAGTGCTATTGAAAAATCAACTAAACTTCAGTTTAGAATCAAGCACGATGGTGGGTTAGATATTTATTTTGGACTACTTCCAGACGCTCTTCTTCATGGCTGTATTACTAAACCTAAAAACGGCTGGTATCATAGACCAGAGTTTGACGAAGAAGGAAAAAATTGGAGAGAATCAAAACTTTATTGTAAAGAATTCTGGGAAGACCTATTAAGAAAAACTGATTTTAAAGAATTTCTAGAATCGAAATATAGCTACGAAGATCGAGAAATAGATGTAGCTGAAAATGATGCAACAGATTTCTTTGATGATAATCTAATGGAAGAGGGATAGATGGACGAATTGGATTTTGAAAACATAATAGTTCATTCAATATTAAGAAGTAAGGTAATCAGAGAAAAGCTATATCCTTTTCTCTCTACCATACCTTTGTTTAAAATATTTGACAACCCATCAAATCAACAAATAATACGGAAGTACTTTAATTATAAAGAAGAATATAACGAGTTCCCAAATATAAAAAATCTAGAACTCTACGTTAAAAATGATGAGATCTTATCTAATGTTAAAAAGATTCTAGAAATAGACATGAAAGAATATCAGAAAGATCAAATTATGGACGAGATTGAAAAGTTCTTCCAGGAAAAATTATTATGGTACAACATTCTTACCGTAAAAGACGCTCTTGAAGAAAGAAAACTCGACACCATCAATGATGTTGCTGATAACATTAGAGAAGCCTTAACGTTCTCATTTAACACCAATGTAGGTCTTGACATATCGAACGATACCGACCGCATGTACACATATATTCATAATAAAGAAAAAGCTGTATCTACTGGTATTGATAAACTTGATGAACAACTCGACGGAGGTTTTCATGAGAAATCTCTGATCCTATTCCTAGGGTCTACCAATATTGGCAAGACCCTAGTACAGTGTGCTTTCGCTTCTAACTGCCTTAGAGACAATCAAAATGTTCTCTATGTCTCACTAGAAGAATCGGAAGATAAGCTCTCTAAGAGGTTCCTAGCCAACATGTTTGATGTAGAAATCAATGAATTGAAAAATCTTTCAAAGAAAGAATTCTATCGCAAACATGAGAAACTAAAGAAACAAACAGAACGACTTATTGTTAAAGAATACCCAGGAGGAACAATCAATGCTAACCACCTTAGAAACCTCCTAAAAGAACTTGAAGTGAAAAAAGGATTTAAACCAAAAATAATGTTTATCGATTACTTAGGCTGCATGATGCCTAATAAAAATGTGGTAGGCAATTCTAATGAAGTCCTTAAAGCAATAACAGAAGAAGTGAGAGCAATATCCCAGGAATACGGCTTCCCGATAGTCTCTGGACTTCAAACTAATAGAGGTGGGTTTGGTAATGTTAACGTTGAGCTAACCGACACTGCAGAATCTATTGGTGCTACATTCAAGGCTGATGCCATTTATGGTATAGTTCAGAACGAAGAACTAGCAGCAGCTAATGTTTACCTTTTAAAATTACTGAAGAGCCGTTTTGGCGATAACTTCGGGAAGGTTAAAGTTAAGGTAAGTAAACCGAAAATGAGATTATACAACTTTGAACCAGAGGAAGAAGAAGAACAATTTTACGATGAATTCGCATCACAGGATCACGCTATCTTAAAGAAAGATAATACTAGCCCTGCAGAATTGGACTTCAGTTAGGAGGGTTTATGATAGAAGACAACACACCTAAATTACCAGACAATTTGAAAGATAAGGACGTTGAAGCTGAGATTTATAAAACTATAAATAAAAAGAAGTTCTTTGAAATTATGAATATGAATAGTATTGATTTTGAGAAAGTAATTCTAAAAAAGAAATCCTACAATAAGGACTTCCATAAATTTAATTACTTGATTAAGAAGCTAGTTAATGAAACAGATATCACATTTATTGAATGTGCCATATATCTTCACACTGATTTCTTTAAGGAAAAAGCCGTCTTTGATTGCTTTAACGAGGAGAATTATCACGAGCTTCGAGCGGAGTTTGCTGAGAAGTATGATTTTAATATGGACTCCAATATACTGAAGAATTTTATCAAGTGGACTAAAAAGAAATAATTACTAAAATATATGCACTGCTATTGACTTTTGCCCTTTTTAAGGGTATAATGTAATGATATATACATACATCTATGTGCAGTTAATATTTTTTATTAACTGTCACTACAAAAAAAAGTAATATGAAAAAAAAACAATATGAGGAAAAATAATGTACAAAAAACGAGAATTCGATCTGAACGGAATGTTAGGAAAAATAATAGATAATGAGACCAAGAAAACATACAACAATGATGACGAGAATCTTTACAAGCCAAATGCGAAAGCTAATGGTGGTAACTATTCATCAATCATCAGATTCTTACCCCCTACAGAAGGTGAGCCACTTCCATTCGTAAAACGCTTTTCACACGGCTGGGAAGATGTTGGTGGATGGTTTATTAACAACTGTCCTTCTACCCTTGGTGAAGACTGTCCTGTTTGTAAGGAAAACGGAAGAATTTGGAAATCTCAGGAATCAATCGCTAGACCTAGATCTAGAAAAGCATCTTTTTACACCAATATCTTAGTGATAAAAGACAAGCAGAATCCTGAACTTGAAGGTAAAGTATTAAAATATCGTTACGGTGTTAAGATCCATGAGAAAATCATGGCTAAACTTAATCCTGAAGATGAGGACTTCGAGCCAAAAGTAATAGTGTTTGACTATGAGACAGGTGCTAATTTCAAATTAATCATCAAAACCATAGATTCAAGTGGAAAGAAATTTCTTAACTATGACTCTTCTGAGTTCGCTACACCTGGCCCAATAGGTGAAGGTAAAACTCCTTATACTGATGAACAAATCGGTGAAGTAGATTCGAGATTATTTCCTCTACAACCACTCATTGCTAAATCAGAGTTCAAATCATATGAGTTCCTTGCAAATGAATTCATTAAAAGAACTGGGATCGTAATTGGAACTGATCCTTCAGCTTTGCCGCAAGCAAAAACAGCTGAAGCACCAGTAGCCCCAAAGGTAGAACAGGTTGTAGTCAGTGATGACATCAGCTTCGACAACACATCATCAGATGTAGATCTGTCCTCTGAGAAAGCCCCTGCCCAGGCAGCTGCAACAACAGAGTCAGAAACTGCAAAGTCTGATGCTGCGGACAAAGACTACTTCGACGACATGTAATATTAAAGGGCTGTGGTTAGCTACAGCCCTTTTTAAGGTTTAAGATGAATAAGAAACTTGAAGCACAAATTTTAGAAAAATTCTTAAAACTTACTGTAGGTCGATTTGATCAAGCTATTATTAAAGATGGTGAAATCCAAATCAACTGCAATATCTGTGGAGACTCAGAAAAAAAGAATAAATTAAGAGGACACTTAAAGCGTGGTGAATCCGAAGATTTTTGGTTTTACAAATG